ACAGCTTGCAGGGCTTTCCCTGCGGCATCGTTGACCGGTTTATGAACTACGGTCGAGATGTCGCCCGCCTCAAAAGCGTCGTTGTTAGCCTTGGCAATGTTGTGGATATAGATCAATGATTCGGCGGCCTTGTTCTCGGCACTTCTAACGGTCTTGATCGCCTTTGCATGATCACAGCCGAAAGACAATCCGGCGAATACAATCGCGAAAATAAGTAAAATTGATGTTAAGAACTTCTTCATAATTCTCCTTCGTCGTTCGCCTTGCTCAAGCCACCCTGAATGCGTTCATTGAACGCGGCAATGGCAATGCCAAGGATTGTGAGTACAAGGGACGCTGTGTGATTCAGCAAGTCCACCTGTCCGGCAATAGCTGTGGCCGTGGCTCCGAATGCCGCCAAAATTGTTAACCATCTGCTCCAACTGATATTCATGATGTTTTATCTCCTCTGCGGCCATTCGCTGGGTGCGTGGGCCGGGTCATCCTGTAATACTTCAACTGTTTTCAACGCTCCGACGACAAGGATCAGAATTCCTAAGAACAGCAAAAGGATCGTCACGAAAACCGCCAGCCAACGTCGCTGTAAATGGGTGATCGAGAATGTGTCCCGTTCTTTCATTTCTTCATTGCCTGCGTCACTTTCGTCGCTATCTTTCCGTCTCGTTTTTCCGCGAGGACGGAAGCTATCAAACCTTTTTTCGATTGGTGAAACGGGAATTCCGATATCCCGTGTCTTTTAGCCTTCGAGGTCGCGACACTCTTCGAAGCGTCATAGCTACCGGCGTATTTCTTTTTCAATGCTTCAGCGATCATTTCAGACCTAGTGCAGCCCTCGTGTTCGGGCCGACGATACCGTCCTCTCGTAGATTGCTGGTGTGTTGAATGCCAATAACCGCTTTCTGAGTTGCTGGGCCGAAAATGCCGTCAATATCTACTTCATCGAGCTTCAAGACTTTTTGCAGTTCCCGAACATCCTCGCCGACGTCGCCTAATTTGAGAGTGCGGGGAACAGTCGGAACGCTAGTCGCTTCATTCACAACGTGCGACCAGACCGCTTGTAGTCCGCCTTGCTTATACCAAGCGATTAGAGCAACGGGCTTAGGCAGGCTAGGCAACTCCAGGTGAGGCAGGTCCTTGAATCTGCGCCAATTACCGCCCCACGCGAGATTTGTTTGGGCTGCCCACGGACCGAGTTTGGAATAGAGATTGTCATCCCAAGAGACCGAGCCGTTAACCACGAATGCGACGTCTACCGCAACGCCGAAGTTATGGTTGCTCTGTCCAGCTCTCGCATTCGTGACATGCTCGTCAGCCTCGTCAACCTTCCCGTCGCCATCGTTATCCTTATGGTCGTGCGGCTGGTTAAATAAAGCGTCCTGTTCGGCGAATGTCCGCAGGCCTTGGATGACACGTAAGGCATGGCCCTCGCCTTCGGCAATTGCAATAAGGTCTCGAACCTTTTCAGCGAGTTCGGGGCATACGTGGCTTAGTTTTTCTTCCGATTTGTTGTCCATGTTTATTGATGTGGGAAATTCAACACCGCGAATTCTCCAAAATGCTCTATAGCGGCGCGATCATAAGCCAATGCCGCTTCTTCGGGCCGCATGAAATTACCGAGAAATACCTGTTTATCGTTGACGCGAATATTGGCGCGATACATCTTCAGTCTCTTTTCATTGCGGCGTATCGAAACGCCTTTGAATCCAGTCTTATTACTTTTGGCGGGGCCACGATTCTGTCCATTAGTGCGTTTCGTTGCCAGGCGTAAATTCTCCTTCCGGTTGTCGAGTGGATTGCCGTTCCGATGATCGATTAGGTTGTTCGGTGGAGCGTCCAGGATAAATCGGTGCATTGAGATGCTACGGGTTCTCCCTTGTCGGCGCGGCAGGCTATGTAGAGCAACAAAGGTCGTCTTGGAGTAGCCAGGTTCCTTATGGGCGTGCCATGCGAGGGCGGCTACGCGGTCGTAGTCTTCTGCGTCAATAATTGCGCACTGCCCCTGCGTCAACTTAATTATTCGTTTGTTCACCTGCTCAAGTAATCTCATTAAACTTTTTGCTTCTCTCCACATAGTTTTAAGGCTGCGTTTGAACATTTAAGCAGTCCCACTTCACATCGACCGCGTTATACATGAGCACTACATAAACGGTTTTATTCGCGGTCGTCGTTGCCGGCAGTGTAGCCGTAAAGCTTCGAAAGATTGCGTTCCACGTCAGGGTCCGGCCTGTGCCGTTATCCTTGATGCGAACTACGAAAACCTGCCCTTCGGTCGGCGTGCCCGACGGAACGGCAAACGTTGTGTTCGTTGCTAAAGCCGTGACGGTCAGTACGTCGGAGTTGTCGACATCGAGCGTAGTGGTTGCTCCGCTGGCGAAGGTCGCTGCACGAGGAGTGACGCGCTTATTCGTCAGCGTCGCGGTGGCGCTGTTCTTCGTGGCATCCGAGGTGTTATCGACGTTCGAAAGGCCGATATCGCTCTTGGAAGACGCCCATTTTGAACCTTTCCATCTCTGAGCTGTGCCGTCATAGACGAAAAAGGCGTTATCGTTCGGAGCGAGCGTAAAGTCCGCTCCCGTGTTTGACGTAACTCTGTTCGCAGCCGTGCTTCCAAACTCATGCCCTATGATTATGTTCTGACTGCCATTGTTAACAACGACGAACCATTGGCCATCAGTTTGTGCGTTGTCGAATGTGAAGCCGGTGATAGTTCTAGTGGCATTAGTGTTGAGATAGAGAAAATTACCGGCGCGTCCAACGTTGTAGTTAGCCTGGTCCGAAGTAATTTGAGCGGGGCGGACAGGGGTAAAGATCAGCGGGAAGTTGTTAAATGTCCACCCGCCTTTCGTTTGCTCGCTGCCGGTTGTGTGCGTATACCGCCACTCCAGTCTGTTACTCGCTGTAAGAAACTTACCGCGATAAAGACCGGCTCGCTGCTCAGTAAAAAAGTCTGAAGATCCCCAAGCAACCAGATCCCGATCGCGATACGACATCACCTCCAGAAGCGGGTCGGTTGCACTGCTGAAAGCGGCGAGTACAGAGCCTTCGACTATCCGATCCTTGAACTTCTGAATGTGAGTCCAGTTATTTGTATTTCCACCGGAGTTGTCCTGTGGTCTCCATTCGCTGACCAATATATCGACTCCATATTGGAAATTAGCTACTGAGATTGTCTTCACCTTCAAGGCGTCTTCTGAATAGAGTTGGGCGTCAGGGACCGCATTAGGAGTGTTCCTGTCAACCCACGGTGAAGTTGGGTAGGTATAAGTATTGCCTTTTGAATAGTAAGCAGCATTGCCGATAGAATTAGTTATCATCAAGCCTTGAATGATGTTGTTCGTAAAGGAGGCTGTTTGATAAACACCTACCGATTCATCCAGAAACGAAATGTCGCACCCCTCGTCTTCGTTTCCTATGAAATTCAGATTCGCATAAGATCCGCCGCCCACGGCCCAAAACCAATTGGCATTATTCCCGGGAGTCACAGAGCCGCCAATCTCATTGCCTGAGATCGTCCACGCCCCGGCGTTGAACAACTTGATACCCCAGGTGTTGTTGCTTATCTGGAATAAATTGTCTCTGACCTGTACGTCGCCATTGATCGAGTGCCAAAGAATGCTTGCTTCAGTACTGACGATGAAAAAATTGTGCTCGATCGTAACCAGATTTACCATCCAGTTACTCCCACTTGTCGGCACGGCAGCGATGCCATCTTTGAACCCTTCAAACGAACAATGATGAATGTGTGTGCGTAATGTTGCATTGGTCGTCCCTTCAAAAAGGATTCCGACATTATTCGTTTGCGAATTGTTATCAAGACCTAAGTGGTGAATTTCTGTGTCGTTGATAGCATCACTGATCTTGAACATGAACGTACCGGAAGCAGTCATCTTGATCCGCGATGCTGCCAGTGCGTTCGAATTTACAGCGACCCCTTCAATGGTTGTCGAGGAAGGAAGAATGTGCCCGCCGGTGGTAGTCCATCCCGCCGTAACATTAGGAACGGTGATAACCATGCCGCCTTGATTAGCGGCAGAGCTTAAAAGACATTCGTTTATCGCTCTTGTCGCGTCGCCGCCTGCGTTTCCGGCGAACCACGAGATACTAACGTGGTCGACCGCAGCATTCACAAAAACAGCGTGTGACGAGGAATTTCCGAGCGTGAATATCTGACGGTTGCCGGGGTCGATCATCGAACCAATGGTCAGGGTTTGGCCGTTGCTTACAGTGATCTTGCCCGCTCCTGTAAAATTCAGGGTTATATTTGAAGGAATGGTGGCGGTAGACGTAACAGTGTCTTGTGTGATGTTTAGCACCGACGGGGAGGCGCCAATAGTCGAAATCGCTGTTGCGAGGCTGTTCCCGTAGTCGGATGAGAGCGAGTGTTGCGTTACACTCACGATCGAACTATTGATCAGCGCAACGATCTGATCACGGTCGAGGTAGTTCGGAACATACTTGCCTACCCGCCCACGGTTATATACATCGATGCCTGTCCAGGTCGTAGACGGGGCCATTGAGAGTGGTAGAACAAAATCCTGAATGAGTGGCTGTCTGCGCACTCCCCTCGAATCGTAGATCCAGGCCTGATAATGGACGCTGTTAGGCGTCCCATCAGTGGTCGAGTCGATCGTTATTGCGGGAATGGTTATAACGGTTCCGTTAACCGTACAGGAAAATGATTGAGCACCGGCTCCCGTGGTCGGACTTCCGGCGAGCACCGTTGTACTGCTCGATGTTCGAAACGTTTCCGATGCAAATACCTTTAGCGTGCAAGTCGATCCGCCCCACGTCCAATTACTCACGCTCGTGCTGGTAATGGTTACAGGGGTCGCCAGTAAAGAGACGGCGAAAAGCAAGACAAATAGAATTGTGCCGAGAATCTTTCTCATAACTGCTTATTGGGGCAGAGGAGTCGGAGTCGGAAGAACGGACACAGCCGCCTGCTGCTCGGTTGCGGAAACGATCGCTTGGACGTACATAATTACCTTGTCGGCCGCAAACGCTCCCCGGTTTGCCGGCGTGTCGGCCGTACCGGAAGCCACGCGAGCGTTCCATTCCTGGGTATAGGCATTGACGAAGGCGTTCGATACCCGCGTGCGATCGCCTGCCGTGAAATCGTTGGTAAATGCGGTGATAAGGTCGGCCTTGAATGACACAAGTCCGGCGTTAACAGGTGTTGCCACAAATGCGGCCGAAAACCCGACCGCCATGAAAATGAGTGCAAAGAGCAATGCTCGAATGTTTTTCATAGTTTTGTTATGGAAGATCATTTAGAAGGCTTGTGCTTCCCGCTTTAACCGTGACCGTGCCTGATGTATGCGACACTTCGGCCACACGCGGAATAAGGGTTCCCCCCGCGTTCACTACTACGTCGAAATAAACTTTGTAAGCGCGATCGGTCGTGGTTACGGTGGTAGCCGTGATCGCGGTTCCGATGGCGGCAGAGTTGACGGTTCCGAGTGTTACCCCCGGAGGCGTCGATTCAAACATGAACTGAATGCTGGTTACCGTGGCCGAGCCGCCGTTGAAGTCGAACTGCACTCCCTCTGCTGCGGTCGAGTTGTTTGCGATGAATGCGAATGTTCCTGAATATTTCCGGCCTGCCTGAACGTTTATGGTCAGGTCGGTGATATTCGACATTGTCGCGGTCGCATTGGTGACGTTGGAGGCGACGCGTTTAATACCGGCCTGCTGAACGTAACCAAAACCGGATGACCCATCAGTGGTCTTTAAGACGGTTGCTGCTGCCCGTATAAGCCCTATATCACTGGCCGCTGCGAGGGCACCCCCCGATGACCAATTCAAGGGGAAAGTTGAGGTCATCTGTAATTCAGGTGTTGCCCCATTTATCCCGACCCAGCCGGTAGAATTAGTGATGAACATTATTCGTTGGCTTGCCCCATACAAGCCAAACCCAGTAGTCGGTTCGGTATTGGTTGCTATATTAGCCAATGAAGTAGAAGAACCATTAGATCCCACATATAGGAATCTAGAAGTTATGTCTCCATTAGCGGCAATCTTTGCCAGATCGCCATTTGACCCCGCACTCGAATTTACCTCCAACATGTTCCCCGACTGCGAACCGGCTCCCTTCACGGTCAACGGTATATCTGTAGCCGACTGCGAAGTCACCACAAGCTGCTTACCCGATGCCTGCGTCAAGCCCGTCGCGTCCGCTACTTGAGCCGTGGCATTCGTTTTAAGCAGCGTGTTCGCCGTGCCGTTCGAGGTCGTTGAGCCGACGGTTATTCCGCCCCCGCCGCCTAAGGCGCTCCAAGTGTTCGTTGCCGAGCAATATTTGAACGCATGCGAGGCCGTATTGTAATACCAGCTTCCTTCTGAGCAGGCCGCCGGATCGGAGGCCCGCTTACCCATGTACCGCGGCGCGGCAACCGGTCCCGGCTGAGCCTCGACAAACGCGAAACACGCGAGAATAAATGCAAGAATTAAAATAGTTCTTTTCATAAAGGGCTATCCTTGAATTACCGCGCCGACTGATATCGAGCTCGCGGTGTAGAGCCAGATCGTTGAGAGATCGGTGCCTTTTGGCAGAATACGAACGATCGAGGCCCCAAGTGTCGGGCCGATCGGTTCTCCCTGAGTCGTATAAAGTGAACCAGCGGTCGTATTCGCCGACGTATGGGCGGTCGTTAGTCCAGTACAGGTACCGTTATCGATATCGAGGTTTAGCGTGCCGTCATTGGCGGCCGCCACTTTGCGAGTAATGACGATGGTGGCAAGCGCCGGGTCGGTAACGATATTGAACCGGGAAGTAACGCGGACATCCGAACTTAAAGCGTTGTTGATCGCCGCTGCCGTCTGAGCGGGTGTCATTCCAACCGTGACGGGAACGTTGAAGGTTATCGGAGAACCGGACATTCCGGCAGCGGTTAAGATGACAGTAGCGTTACCCGCTCCAGTAACGGTCCCTGCGACCGTGGCGGTTTCTACCTGCTTTACTCCCGGGGGATTCGCATTGTCGTCCGTCGAATAGAAATAGAAATCTGTCGCCGCATCGAGGTCTTGGAGTTCCCCGCCGAATATTAGCCGCGCATCGCCCTGGTAGCCTTTGGCGAGTAGGAGTGTAAGCAGGTTCTTTAGGCCGCTTGAGCCATCAACGGTTAGTGTGTCAGTGAATCCCAGTCCCATAATTTCTCCTTAAATGCCAGCCATCATTGCTCCTGTTCCCCCAATGGCGGTTACTCCCTGCATAATCTGACTGAATAGTCCTGGCCTGTTCGGACGGTTCAAATACTGGTTGTAAAGGTTGTCCTCAAGTCCGGCGACTCCGAGATTTCGTTGATTCGTCAGGTTCGCACTCCACATCCCGCCAGTCGTCGCGTCGTTTCTTGCACCTTGAACGGCGTTGTAAAGGTCGCCCTGAGCCTGCTGTTTCCGTCGAGCGTTGAGCTGTTTACCTATCAAACCAAGCTGGCCGCTGTTACCTCCGGACAACTCGTTCGCGCTTAACAGACCCTCCCCGGCGTAATCCTGGTTGTCGTTGATCGAGTTGTTGTAGAGGTTGTAATAAGGCGAGAGCTCCGAAATATCCTTGACGTCTTTGCCAGAATCAAGTCCTTCGATGACAGCCTTGTTGTGCTTATCCAGAGCCGTCTGCATTTCAGTCGGCTGCGCGGCCTGCTGAATGTAGGTCTGCGTAGTGTTTTGAAGCTGTTGCTCTTTTTTCTTGCCGCTCCCGGTCAAAGTAGTTCTCCTATCGGTGCTTTTTGCGGTTCAGGTGCATTAAATTTTTCGCGAGAAATCCTTGTGCCCGCGTGGTAGAATCAGCCTGACTTCCGGGGGCGGTAACATCGGCTGCGTACTGAGCAGTTGTTTCACCTGCGGCCTCTGCTTTGGCCTTGAATTGACCTTTGTGTGCGGGATTTATCGCCCCCTTTATCCAGTTCTTATTCGGCTTCATGTGATGTACTCCAAAACGCAAAAAAACCGCCCTGAGTGTTTAACTCAAGACGGTTTTTCTTCGATAAGCTGTCTGCGGGGATAACCTCGTTATCTCTCCGCCAAAAACCTGTTCAGATTGTCAAGGCGAGACAAATTCCCTCGCGAGAATCATACAACAGTTTAGATGTCAATGAAAAGTACAATTATCCTCGTCGGTATAGCTTTCCTTCGATCGGGGAGAGCCCAAGATGCTCAAAAAAAGGTTCGAACCGCTCCTCGCTCGCTACCATGGCGATCCTTTTGTCTTCCGGTGTGTCGTTTCTGAGGTGATTTACGAGACCCCAGGCATATTTTGCACCTTGCTTTTCGTTGAATACGCGGATCTGTCCAAGAAAAAGAACATTTTCCGCGAGTACATAGCCTTGAAGCTCGTCGTCCTCGAAAATTCCCCAAAAAATCGAGTGTTGGTCGGGTGGAAAATCGGAATTTGAAAGTTCGCAAAATTCTGGGGCGATCTTTTCTCTTTCCTCTGTCGTTAAAGGGCGAATTTCGATCATTTTAGTTCAGGATCTTCTCGTTATGAGCAATGACGCCGCGAAACTCTCCATCTACGATAGCCCCGACAACAAATGTGTGTCCGCCGGCGAGTTTCAGCGTTCTAACCGGCTCGTTCGCCCTGCAAACCACGTATTCCTCGATGGTTTCACGCGAAACACGTCCGTTGGACCATCCAAGCATCTCGTCGCCCAATGTAAGATTCGAAATCAGCGTCCCTTTAACATCCGCGCGACTCGTAATGAACCGCTCAGTGAGCGTACAGAAAAGTTGGACGCCGTGCGACAGGGTGAAGACTGCCAGCTCTTTCGCAGTTCCCGATCTGATGTAACGAATCCTGAAAACACGCCGGTCACCTGAGAAAACATAGTCTCCTCTTTTCAGTTCTCCGATAGGAACGGGCCGAACGTTCTTTCCGTCTCGGTCACATGCCAGAACCAGGGTATCAAGCGGAAAGCACGTTCCCTCTCGCCCGTCATCGGTACCGGTCCCACCCTGGCCGCCGCCGTCAGGCGGTGTGCTTGATGGAACACTCGTCGCGATCTTGTTCAGGTCCCGAGCTGAGCGGGCCCAACCGCCATTCGAAGTTGAAAGCATTACGCGGTCCATCAGGATCATGCGTTCGTCGTGCGTATTTCCCTCGACCTGTATTCTCAGCCACTGTTTGTCTGTTGTTGCCGAGCTGTCGTAAGTCGCCGGTACCGTTACCTGCATCAGCACTGCGAGCCAGCTTCCGGATCCGATATCTTCCGGGTCGAATGCAGTTGAAACCGCGTAGGCTATCGGCCTGACGCCGCCCGCCGTCGGAAGAGATGCGGGTGTCTCTCCCTCGTCGGTTCCGTAGTCGTTATAATCGTGGGCGCCGTTTGTGATCGTGAAAATGCGTTTAGTGACGCCGCCGACTTTGCGATAAATTCGAAACCGGAGAACGCCGACGACATTCGCCCATGTCAGGCGGTTGTAATTTAACGCTGACAAGGACGCATTTCCGTTGGCTATCGTCACCGTATCGGAAACCAAGGTGCGGCCGTCGTCGAGGTCAGCCAAGACGTTATAGTCGTAACTTGTCGCTCCTGTGGTCCCTACCGGACTTCCGCTTATATCGAAATTCGAGCCTTCCAAAAACCTTTTTTGAGCCGAACTTGAGTCCCATATCCCAAAAGACATTCGGACCGGGCCGGAACCCGATGTGCCGCTTCTTTGTGAGACGATGCACCGAAAATAGAATGTCACGCCTGCCCGAACAAGGTTGATCGGTAAAGGTGTCGTGATATCGAACTTATCGGCGGTGTCCGAACCCATTTCGAGCCAGCCGTTCGTTCTGTCCCATCGCGGGATCTTTGTATTCGTTCCCTCGTTGGCCGCGAAGGTCGAATGTCCTGATGCCTTAACAGCATTGGTCGAACTTTCCGCGAGGGTTGTACCAAACCAGAGTGTGGCATTCACAAGCGTAGGTGTGACATTCAGCGGCGTCGTGAAAGCGGCGTCCGAGTAAAGCTTTGCCGAGTTATCGGCTCCGTTCCGGTTGATATATCCGGATAGAGCCACACCCGCGGCCCCGCCGTTCAATAGAACGAAGTCCATCGGGTAGGTGTAGCTCGAGCTAAAGGGATTCGAGGCGCTGGTGATAGTATTCGAGGCTGCTGTAGTCACGACGTCTGTCACCTTTATGAACCGCTGCCGATAGAAGTTGTAGCACTCCTGATCGTCGTCGGCCGCTCCCGCTCCGGTGTAGCCCTTTTTCGAGTAGTCGAAATCGCTGTTATCGATCTGGTTCTGCCCGAGAACCAAGGGGCTGGTCGCGTCATCGGGCGCGTTGTTGGGATCGAATGGCAATGTTCCACCTGGAATCGTGATGATGGGCGGAGTCTCGCCACTGCCGCCGCCAGTTCTAGTGTTCAGCTCGATTTCGATCTGCTGTCTCTGAAGGTTGTCGTTCTTATTCGAGGAGATCATTTGGCGATGCGATTTTCATAGCCGTAGACGCAGATACGCTCGAACCCGGCGTCTCCCCCGCCCGAAGCCTGGTCGAGGTAAATACAAAAACTCCGAAGATCTGGAATTAACCCGCGGTGAGCGAGAATCCGTGTCGGACTGCCTATCGCGGGAGTAACTGTCTTATTGATCACGGGCGACGACGTGCTTTCGTTCTTGAACACTTTCAATGTCACGTTGTTCGTCGTGTCCGACCGCATCCAGACTTCGATCTCGCGAATATATGACTGACCGACTTCGGTGAACTTCCAATCGGTAAAGAGCTTGGCTGTCGTGCCTGAACCGCTATTGAACTTATAAAGCTTGATCGTTGAGCCGCCCGGGTTCTCACACGCAACGTAGAGTGCCCCGAGATGCGTCACCGCGGCCACGACTTTTCCGCTGACCAATGGCGTTAGGTCGATCGGTGCGCCGCATTTCCCGAGCGTCTTATTGTACGGCCAGCATGTGAGGTTGTTGAATATGGCGACTGTCTGGCTGTGCTCATCCCAACCGAGAACAGTATTGGCGTCATCAAGGCCAACGAAATCATCAATGAAATCTTGAGACCAGAGATAGTCCGGTTGACCGTCGGGCCCGATGGTCACCAAACCTCTCTCTGCGGTTTTCGCAAATAGTTGGCCGTTTCCGGCGACTACCGCGTTATGCGGATAAGAGATGCCTGTATTTCCCCAAAGAAGCTGATAGATGATCGCGGGCTCACCGCCGGTATAGGCAATAACGCCAAGACTGTTCTTTCCAAATCGGTAATAAAATCCATCACCTCCGCGGTGCAATGCGGTCGGAGCATCCGGTGGAAAAGCCAGCCAGTCAAGCGGGAATTCCTCAGGTCTTAGCGGAAGGCTTGACGCGATGACCGTACCCGGGCTTGATGCTGACACCCCTGAAACCGTATCGCCATAGCATCCGTCGACGAATACAGAGTTTCCTAAAGCTCCAACGAAAACACATGAGGGTGGTGGATAACTGTCGATCGGTGCAAGAGGCTTGCCAACAAGATCGCCATCGCTCCATTCGATCTCGAACGAACGGGTCACGGAATCGACTGTCGTTAATGCGGAGTCCGCTACTTCCTGCAGAAGAAAGAACGGGCCCGTCGAACCAAAGTTTCGAGGGGTAACGCAGATGCCCCAACGGTCGCCGCCGTTGGAATCCGCTGCTGGAAAAGACACTCGTAAACTCTGGCCGATGCTATTGCTCTCAACGGCGACTGCGAGGTTGGAGGACAACGACGCTATCGACCTCGCACCTGTCGCGGTCCGTATTTTGTATATCTGAATAGCATAAGTTCCGGCCTTGAGCTTTCCGGTCATGCCGACACCGAGGGACGATCTGGTGGCAATGGTTGGCGCGGACGGTTGAGACAATCCGGCTTGGTATGTGGTGCCGAACGCTCCGGATGCGAGCAGTTTTAATTGGAGGATCGAGGAGGCGGTTGCTGAAAGACTCGCTCCGTCATAGTAGAGTGTTCCCGTTCCCGCGAAGAACAGTCCCGCCATTACGCGAACGACGGAACCTTTTATGCCTGATTGAGCGAAGCTTCCTAAGCCGGCGTAGGATTCTCCGGCCTGGCACATGAAGCGGGCACCGATCTTCGGGTTCTGATCGGCCATGCCCTTGAAGGCGGACGGCTTTCCCAGACCGACCAGAAGCATGTTCCGCGAGCCCTCCGCCATGATCGTCGGGTCGCTTATGCTCTGGATCCCCGATGACACATAATGGTTCGGCGTGTACTCTGCTAAAAGCTTGCGTTGCATCTAAATTCACACTGCTAGTCGCTTCAAATCATTCGGAGCGGTCTGTAATTGCTCCGGCGTCAGTCTCACCGCGCTTTCCCGTTCCATTCCGGTCGTCCACTTCTTACAGATTCGGCACTCCTGGATGAACACGAAACGGCTGTCTGGTATCGAATAAACTTCCTTGACTGCATGGAACTTCGGAAGCTTTATTCGGCTGTTGCCGACAATTTCTATCGGGTTCTCGCATTCGCAAGGAACGGCGTAATAAAGTGCGGCCGCAACCTTTTCGTAGAACGCGATGGCATCGGGATTCCTTGCTATACCGGCGGCTTCAAGAAATCTGCCTTGTAAAGAAAGATTCTCTGCTAATTGATTGGCCGCGGTATCCGATGAATCGGTCTTGTAGGCCTCGCGTAATGATTCTTCCAAGACCATCGCCCGGGACATTTCGAGTTCAGGGCCGGTCTGTCTCGCCCGAGTATTGAAGTCTCTCCGAAGACGGTCCTGACGCTCTTGTTCTGCCTTTATTTGATCGTCAGTAAGGTTGATGAAATCCGGTAGGCCGTCGATCTTCATTTGGCACCTCCGTCACGAGTTGAGCCAATGGTTTTCGTCAGGCTGGGTTGGTCCATCTTTCCGGACTTCAAATTGACCAGTCCGGCCACGCCCATTCGTTCGTTGCTCGTGAAAATATCGGAAATATCGCCGTCCTTCTTTAAGTTCGCGATCGCCAAGGCGATACCCAGCCAATGAAGTCCTTCCGGGAGCTTGGTCGTGTCACTTTCAACGAATGTGGCTATGTCTGCGACCGCAGAAAAGCCGGTGAAATGCGGCGTGTCGTTGTCAAACGCGTAGAATCCTGCGAGCTTTGAATGCGATCCGGTTGTAGCGTCCTGTGCGTTGTGAGCCGTGGCTGAATATCTGTCATTAACGTTGGCCCGATACGATGCGATCTCTTCGATCGATTTACGTTTGCCGCGCAGCGTGTATGCGGCTCCTGAGTACGGCGTGATCTTCGGAACGCTTGTCGGGCCGTAATGGAGAACCAATGGAGTTTCGTGCGTGAGCGTGATCTCGCTGACAAACGGACCTCGCAAGGGATGTCCCTCGGTCTCGCAAATCGCCTGCATGATCTGGGAACCGGCAGAAGAAACGCCGCGGTTCAGTTCAGAAGGTGAATAGGTACTGTCGCCGAGGGAGGTTGAGTAGGTGGGAACGCCGGCCGTGTCACGAACGTTTAGCCCAAGAGTGGCTATCACCTGCAAAAGCACCGTGTTATCGCTATACGCCATTTATTTCCTTCTGCCTGATACTCTCCGTCTGCTCTTTCGTACACTGCGGATAAAGGTCGTGTCTGTTGTCCGCTCCAATTATCAAGTTCCGCTTCCTACCTCTGTATTTCCATGACCTGCGAAGATATTTCGCCGGCCGCTTACCGCATTTTTGGCATACCCGCTGCACTACAGGTTGATCGTGAACCGGTAACGTCTCGGTGATAGCCAACCCGCGTTCCTGTCATTGAAGGGTCTGCGTGTGGTCGGGCTCGTTCCCTTCTGGGACCGTCGCCACCGATCGAGTCTTGTCTTTGTCTCCTTTACCCGCTCAAGCAGGTAAGCCATTTTGTCAGCCTTTCGTTTCAGAAACTCAGGCGAATAGTTATCGATCAGCTCTCCGACTTCCAGAGAAATGTCGTACACGAGATAAGGCTGAAAATGATCGGGTAAAACAACCTGGTCGCTCGTCGAAGTAACCGACGGCGGCTGCGAAGTATAGACCACGCGAAACTCCTCATTGGAAGCATCGCGGTTGATGATCATACGAAGGTCGGGCGGCATTCCGTAGAATGCTATGAAATTGTCATCGCCGCGTTCCATCGTGTCGTTCCAGTTCTCAAATGAGGCATGAGTGTTTTCCATCCAGTCATCCTCTGAGCTGGAATCAAGGCCGCGGCTCTCTACCCGAATAGGTCTTGATAGATCGACTAGAAACGAAAGACTCTTTTCTCTGGTGTCAGGCGAGTCGAATTGAAAGGTCGATGAGCGAACAGCAAGGAAAGCGGCATCAGGGGTAAGGTCAAGATCGAGCAAAGCCTCTCTGACTCGCCGATTGAAGGCACTCAGGAAAGCGTCAAGGGACAGCTCGCCTTCAGACGGGCCATTCCAGAACTCGAGCACTTCCCTGAATACTGCTGCTGTGTCGATCATTTAGTCGATCTGGTCCTTAGTGACGGTCTCTTTCGTCTCGTCCTCGAACTGGACAGTTATGCGGCCGCCGGGCTTGCCGACAACCGTTCCTTTCTTGCCGTTAACATGAACCCTCTCACCCATGCCGATGGTTCGCTCTGCGGTCGTCAGATCAGCGTCTGAAACTGCAAAGCCGTTGGTCGCTGGGGCGACTGCCACAGCAGGCATCGGCGAGGTTGCCCGTGCTGCCTGAACACCCGCTATGACCGCTTTCGTGATCGTGTTAGCGTCGATGCCGTTGTTAACCGCCGACTTTGTAAGCATTGGCATCTGGTTCGGAATCTCCTCGCCTAAAGCGAGATAGCAGCGTTCCTCGGCCGGCGAGAGTTTGCGGTTTGGGTTCTTTTCGTCAAGAAAGCGTTTCTGGGCGTCGTTAATGCGGGCACGGGCGTTCCGCATGGCGAGAGCGATCGATTCGCGGCACAATTTGGCCGTCTTAACAACGTTATCTTTCGTCCCTTCGTCCAGACCGGCGAGACTTTTGACATTTGCTTCCATTACCTCGAGCAATGTTGGGAGTACCGGACATGGCCGTTCCGGATCGTTGAGGTCAAGAACGCAGGGAATATCGTTGCCGAACAAAAGAACGTTCAGCCTTTCCGCGACTTCATCGTCCTGGCCGACCAGCGTGGAGATGTCGACGACACCTTTATCGCCATTCTTGTTGCAGAGCTCGTCCGCGATCATCGTGGCCGTGCGGGGAACCTTCTTGTAGTTGGTCTCGTCGTACGCAATACTCGTCGGATCTGCCTGGCCGGCGGCTAATTCCAAATGACTGTTGTTCGGCTGTTTCAGGTCAAGGCTTTTGACCTTGTTAAAGGTCACGTTCTCAAGGAAGTCCATTCCGCACGAGGTGGGTTCGTTCCTCAGGTCGATGATCTCGAAAGGATTGAAGACCCAACGGGTCAAGTTAGGGTTCTTGCCCTGAGTTTTTTGTGCCTCTGGCTTTGTATTGCCGCTGATACCGGCCTTTATTACCGGTTTCTCCGTTATAAATTCTTCTTCGGCTAACAGGTCTTCGAATGTCGCTGTGCCGTCTAGTTCGTCGATCATTTTTCGTTGTGCTCCTTCAGCAGATTTTTTGAATAGGTCTTTATGTCGAAATTCTTTAACTTCGGGTCGAATCCGAATTTGGTGGGATTCTTTACTCCGTCGGTAGCGAGTTGGGCAAACCCTTCGGCGAAGTCGTCAACAAGCTCGTCTTTCCTCGCCTTGGCGTCTTTTTCTTTTTGCTTCGCGTCCCGTTCGAAGGAATTGCGAACCTCGTCAAACGTAAGATTGTCGAGCTTGTGAACGTAGCCTTCGATCACTTTCAGGTCGGCTTCTGCGGGTGCTCGATAGTGAGATAAAAGATCGACGCGCCCCGATTGATAGCCGGTTTGTTCAAGCTGTTGGACTACCCAGAACTTTTGATAGAAAAGGCCGTCAAACTCCTCGATAACCCACCGCGGGAGAAAGATATTTGTATGCTCGTATTTCGGAGACCAGACCGCTCCATCTGGTAGTTCAAAGTCGCCTTGTGAGGTTGAGACAAACTTCTCTGCACCACCCTCGACGTAGATATATCCGGTAAGAACGTCGAATTCCTCGAGAATGTATTCGTCCGCTTCACCTGCCCAGCGAAGGCGAAAACGGGGAACGCTGCCCATCGAACCGCCTCTGCGGGTTAATTCTTTTTGAAACTTCTCAACGTCGAAACTTGGACGGGGACTGGCCCACGATTTTGGATCGTCGGTGTGTTCAGCGTAAGTGGTAACTGTGACTGTTCGAGGGTCCATGTTCAGATTTCCAGCCGATCCGTAATGCCTTCGAGTCGTCCAATTAGGGTGTTAATTCTGTGGTCATCCTCTCGAATCGAATGCACCATTGGACTGTCACCGGAGAAAATCGCCTCTTGGCTACGGTTCGGGGCAGCGGCCTCCGGACCTATTGGCCTTAATACATGCGCAAGCCGATCCTCTAAAACGAACAGAGCTTTTTCAGCTCGTTCTATGTCGAGACTGAGATTGGAATAGGCATCGTGAATAGGCCTGGCCTGCTGAGCGGCTGTTCCAAGGCGTTCGACGTTTGCGAGCCTACCTGTCGCTCCATTTGGTAAGCGGTAGGGCATTCCGTCTGGTTCTTGCATTTTGTCTCTCCTTTTTTGATAAAAAGGGCGGCGTAAGCCGCCCTAGTCCTTAGTCCTTACTGCATGCGGGTCCACTTGATCACGATCACTCCGTTCGCGAGAAGGTTCCCGGCGTTGTTCGCGTTCCAAGTACCGGCGCCGTTAAGGAACACGTTCTTGACCGATCCTGCGACGTTCAAGCTGATGCCTGTTCCGATGCCAGCCGTCGCTGCTGCTAATGCCGAGACAGCCGTTCCACCACCCGGTGCCGTGGTAATCGATTGCTGAGTAAGGCGGTCCATAAAGGTCGCCGTGCCAGCCAATGTCGCCACTGCTCCAGACCCGATCACCGAACCTAATGCGGTATTAACCGCAACGGCGGTGCCTGGGATCGTATGGGCCAGGGAAGAAAACGAATAAACAAGTTCAAAGTGCTGTCCCGCGGGAAACGCGTAAACAATATTCCCGACGGCAAGGGCTCCGGCGCCCGGGATAGCTCCGACGACGAAGTTCGTCAATGTTAGAACAGCCGTGACATCCTTGCCGTTGCTGTATTCATTAACATTTACCGTCGAGACGGGCGATGATCCGAGATTGGGTACGGCGTAACCGAGTGAATTGAGGGCGGTCAGACCGTCGCCGAGTTTCCGCCGTCCGGTATCCGATTCGATGTACTCCCAATTTTTGAAGGTGATAGGGTTGGCCGCTATCCAGTTTGCCTGGGTATCGGTAACTACTTGTACTGCTTGTGATGCCATGATATTTAATCTCCTGAGCCTGCGGACCTAGCCTGCGCAGGCTTGATTCTTTAGTTTTGTAAATGGCGGTAACGGGCTTTTATTCACTCACTACCGCCGTCCTCAGACGCCTCGTTCAATTAGCCCAGATTCGTCTTGTCCAGGTTGTAGATCCTGAAGTTCGCCGCTGGCTGTTTGCACAGGAAATTGCCGTAGAAAGCGAAATAGAACTGATACTGATGTTTGTAGGTGTTAGTCCCTGGCACCGGTACCAGATACTGAGATTCGCCGTCGCCCAGGGGCAACAGATTCGGGGCAAACATCTCGTACCGCTCAAAGGACGAAAGACGAAGACCGAACAGGTCGCGCTCACCGCACGAATTCGATTCGTAGACATCCATACCGGAGATCGACACCTTCGAATACGCGAGGTCGAGAGTTTTGCTGTTGCGGTTGCCGTCGTCAATGGCCGTGTTCAATGCATAACCCTGATTGCGGTACGCATCGACCTGTTTCGGATGCGTGATGACGAAGTAGTCGTTGCGCGGACGCTGAACGCCAAGGCGCTTCTTGGAACGGGTCTGCAGACGGTTGACGAACCGAATGTCGAAAGCGGCCCCTGCGTTATACAGGTTGGCTTTGAGATTCGGGTAGTTGGTAACGTCCTGACCCTGGAAGGTGATCGACTGGTCCTGCACCATGCCGACAAGTCCGATGGGCAGAAGATCCCACGAACCTTCTATAACGATGAAGTCGGAAGCGGCAGCATCGGTCGGAACGGTGTCAAAGGTAACAACACCGGTCGATTCGTTGACTGCTGTAACGATCGAAACGGGCACTGCGTTTGACTGGTTGTGGATGTTTCCAGAGGCATCGTAGAAGTTGACGCGGGAACCAATGGGAATGTCGTCAACGGCCCAGTTAGCAGTGCTCGGGGTGACCGTCGCTGTACCGGCCGCACCGGTAACACGGGAAGCGATGGCGTCTGCCCATTTACCCTTACCATCACGAAATATGACGGTCTCGAGCATCCATTTGAAATCGTCGAGGTGAGCGGCAACTTTCTCGCCCAGCATTCCGCCGAGTTTGAGTTTGTTCGCGCGGCCTTCAACGGTTTCGGTGTTGGTCTGCCAGTGAGCAAAGCCGGAGAACTCACCAGTGGAGTAAACGGCCTTGAGGCTGGGCGTCCAGTATTTCCATTCTCCGTTCACTGCGGCCGGCATCGACTGATTTTCCGAACCGCCCTGAATGGAGCCTTGCCGACGGGTCTGCATGGGCAGGCGTCCTGCTCGCTGATTGATCTCGTCGGGAGTAATTTTGTCGAACTGCATCATCAGGATCGTGTCGCTGTGGAACGATCTGATAACGTTTTTGCTGAATTTCTCAGCCATTAAAGCGTTAAGGGTAGTGACTGTATCACCCATGGCCGTATCTCCTGTTTAGCGGCGCCGCGGAGGAAGGTCAGCTTCCGTCATCGCCCAATCGTCTTTCGTGAGAGGGTCGGTCAATGCCGGAGCCGCGGGATTTCCCGCTCCTGCTCCCTTTACTATCGGCGGCGGCGTGTCTTTGCTTGGAGATTCGATCTCGGATTTCTTGGCTGATGCTCGCGTTGCCGTCATGAACGACAGGAAGTCGGTCGTGATGTTCTCGATCGCGATCTTTGCTCGGTGTTGGAGTTGCATCGCGGTCTTAACATCGGGCGGGTTCTTTGATAGAACCTCTTCCATTCGTCCCTGAAGATTCAAGAGAACAGGGTCGCTCGCTACCTGCTGGTCGATCCATGCGGGTAGGAGGTTGTTCACGCTCACCTTGAACTTCATATCGGGATCGAGGTCTGCGAATTTCTTGCCTGCGATATCCGAATCTTTGATCTCTAAGCCTGCCTGGGAAACAAGGTCGTTGACCGAGGAGATAACCGGGGTGAATATTTCATTCGTTGCGGCGGCTCGTTTCTCACGAACCTTTTCCTCTCGCCACTCTCGGATCTCTTTCTGCTCCGGGGTTTCATCTTTGGGCTTGTTAGCATCCTTCTCGGCTGTTTTGGCTTTGTCGGATTCAACTGCCTTTTTGAGGTCCGGATCGTCGTCGTCTAAAGCGACTGAAAGTTCTCCACGTAAACGCTCTGCCGTCATTTCGGGCCTTCCCGAGATCTGCTGGGCGATGTAGTCAGTCAAAGAGACTGGTTTTCCGTCCAGATCGACTTGGGGATTTTCCTTTAGCAGATAGTCCGCCCATTTCTGGGGGTGCAAATTTGCGCTTACGGTTGCGAGATGTCCGCCGATCTCCTCATAAGAGGTCGGGCTTGTTTCCTCCATCCACTTCACGAAATCAGTTGGTGAGCTGAGGTACTGCTGCTCTATCGAACTTCCGGCAAGCGTTAAGAATTCCTTTTTGAGGTCCTCGTGTGCTTGGCGGAAAGACTCTGGAGCGGTTGACCAGTTCAGCTTTTCGCTGGCTTCTAAAGTGGCCGTCTTTTGCGAATCGGTCGGGGCTTTGCCTTCCTCAGAGGCCGCATCCGCGGCAGGAACATCCTTGGTTGGGTCGCCTTCTGGTTTCGCAACGGTTTCGCCTTGACGATTGGCAGGCTCGTTGGTGGCCGGGGGTACGTCGGATTTAGCATCTACTGCCGACTGACCGGGGTCGGGTTCGAGGCCGAACATTTTGTCGAAGTCAGGTACGTTGTCACTTCCTGAATCTGCGACTGGCGTGCTGGATGAATCGGAACTAGGGGCGGGAACATCTCCGCCTGCTGCCGGTGCCGAATTATCAATTGATGTGTCGCTCATGTATGGTTACGCTGTCGTTTTTATTGATCCCTGACAGGTCGGGAAGTTGAGCTAAAAAAGAAAAAAGCCAGCTCAGCGATGGATTCATTTCTGAATGCATTGCTTAACTGGCTTTGCTGGTGGCGGGAAATCCTTGGATTTACACCGCTCGAAAGACCGTTTTAGTTTTCAAAATATCCGGTGATATCGCTCACCGGAAAGCGGGTTCGAGGTTGCCTTATTAGGGCTTGACTCCATATCCCAACGAAGCCCCTCCAGAGGACGTCTTGATCGGCTCGGTCGGGTTGGATATTCCCAACTTCATCGCCCCGCTCAATCGTCAAAGCGGATGAGAGAATGGCTTTCAACACCGCTCTCTCAAACTGGAAGTAGGTCTGGGATTCGAACCCAGGGACGTCTCACGCCTTCGGTTTTCAGGACCGACGCTTTAAGCCTCTCAGCCAACCTACCCGAAATTTTCAACGGTGCATTTACACCTGCGAGATTCTAACTCCCTTATCCTTGCGTCCAAATCCGAAAGCATCTCTGCAAGGAAATTGTTCGCGTGGTTCGCTTGCCCCATCTTAGTCCGAATCTCATCACGCCGAGTCTTCAGGTCGTGCTGTGGAGCCTGCGACTTGCGTATGATTCTCGTATCTTCCGTGCTTTCTGTCAAGGACATTTCTTTTTAGGCTTGGCAACGGCAATATTTCACCGCGCCAAAACGTCGGGCAATTCGGCACAATGGACATCCTGTCTCGCGCACAATCTGTCTTTCCGCCTCGACAACGCGAACTCTTGGATTCGCCTGCTTGTTCAATAGTTTTTTCAACTTCTGACGAGCTTTGAAACACTGGCTTTTGACCGTGCCTACATGGATCCCCATGATCTCGCCGACTTCATGATGCTCGTAACCCATATAGCTTTGAAGCAGCCACGCTTCTCGGTAACCTGGAGGCAGTTGGGCAACGGCTTTTTCAACATCGATCTGTTCAGGAAAGAATACGGATTCAGCCTCGGCGTTCTCTACGAGTAAATTTACTCCCTCTTCGTTTATCGAGACCGAGCGCTCCTTGTTCCGTTTCTGTCGTCGGAGATACATCAGAACCTCGTTGACCGTCACGCGATGAAGCCACGTTGAAAGCTTTGCATCGCCGCGGAATTGATGAAGGTTCTTACCTACCCGGATAAAAGTGTCTTGGGCAAGGTCTTCTGCTTCTTCCTGATTTTTGAGGATGCGATAGCACAAGGCGAAAACCTTGGCGTAGTGTTCCTGATAGATGGACTCAAGGGTGAGCATTGGGCTGTGGGTTCTGTCGTTCCGCGTGTGCCTTGAACGCTGGCGCTCCGACGTTAATTCCGGCGCTCTGCGCAAGTTGGTGCTGAGCTTCGGGTGGTAAATCTTTGAAATTTATTCCCTGCGCGATCTGCTGAGCCGGACTCGGCTGAGGAGCTGGTGCTGGTTGAGCCGGAGGCGGCTGATTCATCTGATCCTGCTCGGTCTGCACCTGATCGGCAATGACACCTGCCTGTAGGTCTGGCAACTGAGCCAGATTCCCGTACTGTTTCATCTTGTACGCCTCGAATGACTCGGCCTGAATGTGATAGTTAGCCAGTTCACGAACCAACGTGCGAACGAAAATGCTCGCTGCGCGGCCTTCTGCCGATTTCAGCCAATCTTTGTACGCCTCAATGAACTCCTGATGGTCGTCGAGCATCACGTCGAGGGGTAATGTCGCGAAAATGTCCTGTGGATCCTCCTGAATGTGGTCGATCTTCAAAAGTTTGGCAGTTTGAGCGTAGGCGACGTTCAAAGCCTCTGAATTCACATCGCCGGTCGTCGGATCGAGGATAAATTGACCAAATTGCTGTTCGGTAAAGCTTCCGACGTCTTGCAAAGCGTCCAATCTCAACCGTGCTTCGACGTTTTCTTGTGAAATATCCGCGAAATTCAGACTTCCGTTGCCGAAAATGTTGTTTCCTTCGCGAATCACGTCATCAATGATTTTCGGATCGCCTTTTGCGAGTAAAAGCGGGCCGATAAGAGTTAAGAACGCTTGAAAGTCAGCCTTTTTATCCTCATCGAGTGCCGGCATCCATGAACCGGGGGCGACAGTGATCGAGATATCCTGCCGGACATTGCAGTTCATGAACCATTTGACCGCATCCGAGCCAATTTCTAATGCGAACTGCTCGTACATCTTTTTCGGCCAGTACTTTTGACGCTGTTCGAGCTTTTGGTACGCCTGATCGATCTCCATCTGGGCGTAGTTTTGAAGTTGCGGACCTCGGCGGCCGAGAGATTGGCGAGCTATTGTGGCTATACCGGTTGCGGTTCCCTGCGCCTGAACGTCCGGAGCGTCTGATTGCGTCGACCATGCCCCTACGCGGTGCTGCATCTTGCCGCTCGTTTCTTCCGAGAGGGCGTAAACCTCTTTCGAGAGCCCGGTCATCGGAACGCGGCGCATGATGTCATCAAGCGATCGTTCGCTGGCATCCTGTCCGACGGGTACAACCTGACCGACTTTGTTCTCAAAGGCCTCAGTATCGACAACGCCTTCTCTGACCATCAACGGTGATGTCGAATCCAGCATTGCCGAATTCATCTTGAGCGATGTCAACTCAGTAGCCTGATCCTGCAGTTCGTTCAGGTCCCATTCCCCTTGTCCGTGGAATCCCTCGCCGATCGAATTGACAGCGTGTGACAGGCAGTCTCCTGCCGACTGGGGGAATAATTGGCAGATTCTTTTTTTGACGCGGGTAAAATAGAAGCCGTGGGGGAACAGCTCTTTTGCCCGTGTTTGGGCCGGGATAGTTTGTCCGCTGTTTGTTTGGACCGGCGAGGGAAACCTGTAGGACGTATAGACGGCTGGGCTTATCCAGAGTTCTTCGTAATGAAGTTTCTTGAACTCCTTCATGCCGCTTGTGTCTTCTTTGTCCTCGAAGATCTTTTTGTAGTGAAGCGAATCGGGTGTTGCGGTGTCGGGTAAGTTGCTGATACCTAAAGCGTCCTCAAGAACACATCGCGGTATCATCCGCTCGCGCCTGGTGATCAATGCTTCGCCGATGGCGTCGGTCTCACCGATAACTGTCATCTCGAGCGAGTCCGGAATATCGTAATCTGCATCGCCGATCTGTTTCGGGGCTTTCCCTTTCTGAACGGTTATGGTCGTTGATTGGACCTTGAACTCGTCCATCTGGGGATTTCCACACTGTGCACATTTTCCTTTCTCATCCGCGACCACTCCGGAGCATAACGGGCAATAGCTGGCAGATTCGCCGCCCTCGATCTCCATCGGCTGAAATGTATCCGCGTAGATACAGGCGCCGGGCTTGTTGACGTTGAAATACGTCAGGCGGTAGGTCTCACCCGCGGCTAGAAGATTAAGCTTCCACTCTCGCTGTTGGCGTTTCGGGGTGAATTCCTGCTCATCGTCGAATTCAAGAAGCTTCTGCGCGAGCTTGGCAGCCTCAGCGATGTCTGTTCGCTCTGGGTTTCTGGATCCACACTGTTTCTTGGGTTTGCTTTTGGTGAGAACTGATACGAGATCGTCGATAAAGGTTGCTGTCTGCGGGTCGTAATAAATTCCATCGCCCTCGGTCTTTCCTGACACCCAACCTTGGCTCTTGTCGAATATCCCGTAATACTCGCCCATGATGTGCTTGCGGAGTTTGACGGTCTTTCGCCGGCGGTCCCACATGTACTCGGAATTCGCTTGAGCCGCGGCGTAGTCAGCGATCTTGTTCAGGAAATCTACCCAGTCAGCGCATTGAAGCGTCGGGTCGAGATTAGAAGAGTCTTTGTCGGCCGGGGCCAATGCTTGGGGATCGACGCCGAGTGGAACCGGGGCGACCGCTTGTGAGGATGTGGCTTCGTTCTGATCCATTTATCTTCCGTACCATGCCATGCGTCGGCGTTCGTAAAGCTGGGGATCGGGTCGATTCCAAACGACGTCAATGAAAATCTTCCGATCCTTTTTCGAAAGCTTCTTAACGTCGCCAAGGGTGCCAGTCTCGAAACGCTGGCGAAGATATCTTGCTCGGGCCGCTCGTTTGACTATGTTCATACTTTGTTGCTTGGGACTTCGTATCTCGTGAAGGTTTCGCCTGGATCGCCGTCGGCTTGTGCGAAGGGATGAACATCAATTTCTAGCTCGTCCTCGCGATAAGAGCCGAGTCGGTTTCCATACGAAACGGTGTAAGCCGTCGTTGGGCAATAGAAGGAAGCGATGATTCCCCGATGCCCGTCCTTCGTTTTAACCCACGCTCCGATGTTGAATTTTGGCTCGTTCACGGATACATCTCCCTGAGCTTTTGGTGAATTTCGGCCCGTTCAGCGTCGATTCTTTTCACATCGGCCGCAATTGGAAAACGGCGGTGTTTGTTGAGATAGGCTAGTCTCAGTAGTAGTTCTGCTTCTTGGCGTTCTCTTTCGTTCACGCTGTTTGCTCCTGTTTTTCCTTGTACTCCTCGGCGGCCCGCCGGACAGCTTCTTGAGCCTCGTCCGGGATTTGAACGCGGCGATTAGCTCGAACTTTCTCGGTCAAATCGTTCAAGCCCTTCCTGAACTGTGAAACGACGGTCTTTGCCGGAGAAGGTTTAGGAACTATCGGTGTCGTGTCGCCGGTCGTGATCGCCTCGTCGGAGAATATCTTCGCCTGCCCTTCTCTGATCAACGCCTTGTTGCACCAGAGCATCCTTTCGGCGTCGGTCTTGCGGTACAGTTTGTGCAAAAGAAAGATCGAATACACCAAACCTGTTGATAGACCTGCGAAGAAAAGTTCCATAAAAAGTAAAAGGGCGTCGGAGTTGAACACCTGATACTGTCGGAATAGTATGATTTTGTATGGAAGAATACAAGCGAAAAAACGGCGGTAGTTTAAATTAAGAGTTTTTATTCGTGTGGCGGCGATCCTCGCGGTCCCGTACGTTGTCGAGCGGGGTGCCTTCGTAGAGATGATCTGGATTACAGCATGGAGGGTTGTCGCACTTATGGAGCGCCCAAAGCTTCACGGATTTATGGCGTGAGTAAGTTAACGCCAGTCGGTGCGCGTAGAAACGGTTTCCCCTGTAAATAAGAATGCCGTACTCTGAGCCCTTTTTTGAACTTCGCACTCCCCGCCACGGCCAACATTCTTCTGGCGTTCGCACTTCCACCAGACTCCAAAACTTCTCCCGCGACGTGAGTATATTTTTCGGTCGGAATCTCTTAGGGCGCGGCGTACTTCTCCGTGGCCGATAACCAGCCGCATGAATGATCTGTGTAATGCGTTGGTGGGATACGTTGAACTTTCGGGCGGTTTCGACCGTGGAATGATTTTCGAAGTAATATGCGAGAACCGTCCTATTGTGATCGTCTGGTAGAATTCTAGCAGCCATGTTCATCACCTCTATTGATGGATTGGTTAGGGTCGAACGAGTGTGTTCAGCGCTTGCTCGACCCGTTTTCAATTATACCATTCATTTGAACCTTTGAGCATATGCGACAAGTATGATTGTGGTAAAATATTCAAGTCCTTTTGCTTGCCCTGAGCGCGGACAAATGTTCGAAGGCTGATTTGGCTGTTACGGGTTCAGATCAGTGACAACCAAAATCGGCCAAACACTTGCCTTGTTCTCGGTGGCGTAACACATCGGGAACGAGGCATTTTATTTGAAGTACCATGGCACAGCTACAACGATTTAAGCGTCGGAAGAAGGCGAGTTATACAACGATCAATAACACGATTATCAAAGATAAGCGGGTGGGCCTGAAAGCAAAGGGACTATTCGTGACGGTCATGTCTTTGCCGGATGACTGGGATTTTTCTATCGACGGGATGGCGAAGGTTCTGAAAGAAGGCCGCGATGCGATACGGTCTTGCATCCTGGAGTTAGAACAAAACGGGTACGTGACGCGGCTTGAGTTTCGGACCATGCACGGGACGTTTGACTATGAATATACGTTTGAAGAGACGCCGGATCCGCAAGCATTCAATCGTTCAACCGCGTTGGATTCTCCGACACGGTGAATCCGCGTCGGTGCGCCCGCGTCGGTGCGCCCGCGTCGGTAAACCCGATGCAATATAATAAAAAAGATTTATTTCTTAAAGATTTAATATGTATTACTAACCCCCTTCCCCCTAAAGGGGAACGTTCGCTTCGCTCACGCGGTGGCAAAAAGCAAAAATGAAGAACCAGAAATTCAAATACAGCAAGAGCAATAGGAAATCCCGGCAACAAAGAAACGCCGAAGGTCTTATGAAATTACGAGGCGGTCCGCTAAACCTGGATCAGGTCTTGGAACGAATGAAAGACGACAGGATTTACAGAAGGGCGTCGAAGGGAATGAAGTTCGAAGAGAACGACTGAAGATTTTGGCACGTGCATCATTTGCATTATTTTACCAGATATTCCTTCTCATCGAGCCGTTTATGCTTGAGATTCTCGCTCACACATCCGGTCGGTGTCTCGACGCACGTAACACATAGCGGTTTGATTGGTGCGACATCGGGAGTCGAGCCGCCTAGAGCGTCGAGTCCGCCGATCCATGGCGTATAGATCAGAACAGCCTTAAATTCGCAGTTCGAACATTCGCCGCGGTGTGGAAACTTATCGAGTTGCGTGGCGTCGATTTTCATAAGCCAACACGATAGACATATATCCCGCTTAGAGGCTGTACCTGCGGCGCTTCCCAGTCCTCAGAATAGGATTCGAGAGCAGCCAGACACGCCTTTCCAACCTCTATTTGGTGTTCCAGATTCGCGATTTGAGCGTCGAGATTCTTTAGTTCACCGTCGATGATCATGTGAACCACGTTGGCGGAACCGGTACTTTTGACCGACGTTCGCCTGGTCTTCAGTTTCTTTTTCCGGGCCTTCAGCTTCTTGATCTCTTCAAGGACGTTAGCCTTACCTAACCCAAGCTGTTTGCGGACGGTGTCGATAATAGGCAAGTTCTCGGCGGCGTTAAGGACCTGGTTGAAAAGCTGTAACAGCAACTGCTGAACCTCTACCTCGATCGGTGGTCGCTTATCTTGCCCGGTCGTATCGTAAAGCTGTCGGCGTTCCGGGTCCTTCAAGACTTCGTAGGCCCGAACTATCGGCTCGAAGTCTGACTGCTGGCCGCCTTTGTCCGGATGCGATTGCTTAGCCTTTTCTCTGTAGGCCCGCTTGATCTCGTCGGGCGAAGCATTCTCGGAAACGCCCAGTGTTTCGTAGTGATTCATTTACCGTTTGAACCTCCCGTTACTGTACATTCTGGTTTCGTATAAGGTCCGCTTGTGCCGCCTTTCTCTAGCATCCAATTAAACGTTTCCTCAATGTTTTTAAGGCTCGGCATAATAGGTAAACCGATAGCAAATCCGCCGTCTTCCGCACTGTGGGTGTAAAGCCAGCATGTCTTACCTGTGTGCCGGAAGGTTACCGAGCGGTGATCTGCAAAACGCCCGCGCCGCCAGTGCCAATATTCGGCGTCGGGGTGTGTTGACCTTGCATGGTCCGTAATTAGGTCTTCGCTAAACCAAAGCTCCCGCAAGCGTTCAAAGAAGGTCTCGACTGAGATGTGTCCGTCGTCCGTGACGGTAAAGGTTATTCCCTGGCTCATAATTGCCTCCTCCTAGCGTTTGAAGCGGCCAATACCGCCTGTTTTCTTCTTCCCATTCCCATTGAACAGCTTCGAAGTTCCGAGTCTGACCTGATGCGTGATCAGCGCCCGGCTGAATTCTTCCTCGGACATGTTCTCTTTCTGAGCGTTGATAGTGTCGAGACGGAAGGGAGCCGCGATCTTCGCCTCAGCCCTCTCCTCGGCCGTCATCCGCTTAGCAGACGTGTGGAAGGCGTAAGTAACCATCCTGAGACAGTCGAGGACCGCCCCTACCGCTGATGGCTCCTGCTTATCGTTGTAGGCCCACGTCGCGGCTTCCTGGCGGAAGGCGTAGAGTCCGTTGGAGTCTTTGGCTTCTGCAAGCTGATTCTGGTCGTAGATCAGGCCGTACAGCCTCGTCGCGTTCTGCAACTCATTGAACGGATTTGCCTGCTCGGTCGGTTTGAAATACCAGTCCATCTCGGTAACGCCGGCGAAGCTATCGCCCTCGAAGACGTGAACTGGCCGTTGAAGCTTTTGGTGGATCGTCTGCTTATAGCCTTCCGAATCAGGATGCAGCCAGACCACGGCTTTCTTCGAGTTCGCGCATCGGGCCTCCAGCGTCTTATTGAGCCAGTCGAAACACTCGTACAGATCCGCGGTCCAATCTTTATACTCGCCGACGATGAACAAGTGATCGCTCATGCCCGTAACGTGTGGAGCTCGAGCTACGATGACCGCTGAATTAGCCCTCGACGCATCCGGGCTCAGCTTCACGCCGGCATAGATCGTGAAGTTGTCCGGGACCTTTCCGAAGTCCTTTTCCTCGTGGTTGTATTTCTCGAACTTGGCCTTGAAAGACTCGTAATTGATCAGACTTCGGGCCGGTTCGTAGTTCGACACCACAAGCCCGCGGTGAACCTGTTCGTAGAGAAAGTTGTAACCGTCGGCCATTGCGTCGATCGGGTCATCGAAGCCCGAGAACAGGAAATTACGCATGCAGCGTAGAACATCGTTGTTCCACGCTCCTTTAGCGAACTTAACCTGACCGGAATTGACCGCGATGCTGAAGTTATAGGCTCGACGAGCTTTGACTGTCGATCCACCCGAACTCTTGGAAGTGATGACGCTCCGGGCCTGCACATTAAAGCCCTTCAAATATTCCTCGGTGAAGAAAACAACATCCTTTCCGGCGGCCGCAAGTTCTTTCGGGATGACAACCGTAACACTTAATCCGTCCTTCTGCGCTGTCGATCGCTGCAGGGCAATGCGTCCGGCGGTGTCAACCTGGGCGAGTTCAAAGTCGTCGACTAGCACTCCGCCGTCAGACTGCATTCCGATCTTGGCACCGGCTGAATGGTCGCCTGCTCCCTCTGTGGCTGCGTTGTCCCACGCCCGGGCCCATGCTCGGCATTTCGCTCGCTCAGCCTCAAGCTCCTCGCCTTCGATCACCCTGATTTTTTTAACGTGGAAGAAGTCGCCTTCCTCAGAGGTTGGCCGGCCCTGGAACATCGAGTTCCAAACACGTTTATCTTTCTGTTTATCCGCATAATAGGTTGCACCGCGGCGTTCGCTGATGTACTCGCCCTTCTCGCGGTTTAACGGATCATCAAACTTCTGTCCCGTCGATTCGTGAATGTAGGCTCCGTCACAAACTGAGGCGTATCGCAGATAATCGAATGAGCCCTGGTCGAGCAGATATCCGGCAAGGTCCTCGATGTGATATCGGTGAAACATCCCAAAGACGTTCGAGTGCTCACCTATACGTGACATAACGGTAAACTCCCAGAAGTTGATCAGGTTGGCTCGAACGGTTTCTGAGAAAGCTTCTTTTACGTCCGCATAGGGGTCATCAATTATCAGGGTGTCGAAACCGGAACCGGTCAAGCCACTTTGCAGGCCAACTGGGTTAAAGCTGTCCTGAGCATCTGTTGTGGCTTTCTTGCGGCCTTCGGTTCGCCATTTCTCTTTTGACGCTGATGGCGAGACTCGAGCGTTGTCATCCGGAAAGATCGCCTTGTAGATATCGAGGTTCATGATATCCATCACGGCCTTCGAGTGAGCCTGGGAGCGTGAAACATTGTAGGTGGCAAGGGCTACACGGTGCTCAGGATCATGCCCGAGGATCCATGCGGGATAACACTGCGCGAGCTGGCGAGATTTTCCCAATTGAGCTTCAGCGTGGACAATGGCCTCGGTCCGCTTCTCGTGGCGATGGGTTGCTGCATCCTCAAGATATTGGCAGAAATGCTGCTGCCAACGATCGGCCTTATGACGTGTGATGCGTTCAAAGAATTCGACAAGCGGAATCTTGGCGATGATTTGCTTCGGCGCTGGGTCGATGTAATCAACAACTCGTTTCGCCGGGTCGATTACGCCGGCATAATGCATCGCCCGTTTATAAAATTCTTCGCGGTTCATTGAACGAGTTCGCTGCTTAACTTAGCCCTGACTTCCGGCTGAACACCCATCTTGTCGGCGAACTGGTCAAGGAATATCTGTTTTTCCTGTTCGTAGGTCGTGCCGTTCTCCCGTGCGCAGGCCTCGATCATTGACTTGAGTCGAGCAAGCTCAGGATCCGTCGTGACCTCGACTGATTGTGACGGCCGACCGAATGCTCGGTCGAATAAGTATTGGCGGGATTTGTAGTTACCTTTCTGCGTAGTAACGATGTAAAATTCACCTTCAACTTCGCCGCAGCCGCCTTTATGGGAGTTGACAACTTTCGTTATCTCCTTCGGGTCCGAAACCTCCTCATAGGAGACATTTAGGCCGTTCACGACTCGTTTCAGAATAATGTTGGCACCCAGGGCTTCAACTAATTCAGCATTCAGAAGGTCATCGGCCTTTTCTGCAATTCGCTTCTTAACTTCAAGCAGCGTCTTTGCCCGAAGCTCGAGACTTCCGGCGGGACGACCAGCTCCTTCACGCTTACCGCCCCTACCGGATTTTCCTGTCTCGAAGTCTTTTAGTTGTTTTTCCGGAGTGTTCATACAAAAAAGAATGAGTTTCGGTCATTCAATCGAATGATACCATGCGTTCTGTACGATTTCTCACTCCAAATTTTTTTGATTGATTGGTTTGAAGATGAGCTCCTGCACTTTTGGCTTGTTTATCCTGGCCTGCTCGCGGTAGGCTGCGTAGCCAACTAACATTGCGACGAACGCCGTAATTAACATGAGAGCATTAGAACTGACCTCTTTTAGCACTGAGTGGGAAACCTGTCCATGAACATAGTAGTGGACCAGGGCTGCGGTTGAGATCACGTAAAACATGGTGAGGATGCCAAAAATCATTACCGATGTTACGCAGATCTGTTTCATTTTTTAATCTCCTTGGGAGCACGAGCCTGTGCAGGGGAACCACGCAAGGAAGCCGCATCCATCTTCAGTTTGTAAACAAGCTATACGGGGCGTTTTACATTCGTCGGTACACGAAATATTGAACGACGATCCTACGCTGCAAACACATCCAGCTTGAACTGGAAACTTTATCGCTGCGACCACTCCCCCATCCTGATACGGACAATAAACAGGCCCCACAGCTCCAAAGGTCTTTTTACCCAACTCTTTTGTGAATAGCGTTAGGGCTTCCTGTTCCAGCGAGTCCAGATCCTCCCGCGTGAACTTTCCCTTGATCGTATCCGCCACCTTGAGGATAAATAATTGCTGAGGTCTATTCAGGTTTTCAGTGGCGAGGACGTAAGCAAAGTTTGTTAGCCAGAGGTTTGTTCGGTCCTGTCTCATAATGCTGTTCTTTTCCCACGGGAGAGAGGTGTTAAAGACTTTGCGGAATAGGGTCAGGTCTTTGATCTTGAACAATGATTTATCGGGAAAGATCTGATTTGCCTGGGCCTCATCGGGTCTTACTCCGTTTGAAAGTTGATCCAGCACGTAGTTTCTGGCTATCGGCCGGTCGTCGTAGACAGTTTCAAGAGCAAGTTGGAATCTGGCGGACTCCATGCGCTCAGGCTTCGTTGCGTTGGTTTTCCCATATCCGGGAACTTGGGCATACGTTCCCCCGAACAGGGCTGCGATAAGGAATAGATGTTTCATGGTGTTTCTCCTTGGTTTTTGAAGTAGTCCTGAATGAATTTCAAAGATGCTTGTCCGATTTTTTCGTGGGCAGAGATTACTATGTCGATCTCGCATCCCGTAGACAGCATGCCCGCTAAAAGTTGTTCGATTCCAGCCCATTCGTTAGCGGTCAGCTCTACTGAAAAAGTCTGGTTGTCTAATTCTGGATAAGGGCAGTCGTGTGTTTCGCTCATCTCTCTCCTTTCTCCTTGACCGCCTTGAAAGCCTCTAGCGGGGAAGCAAATCTCGTTTGCTGCCAATCATTTTTGTAATTGCCGCCCAAGTAACACGCCTCTTTATGGCTATAGGCAACCCACTTATCATGTTTAAACGCATCAGCCTCAATGCTTCCGGCCACAAATTGAATCTCGATTGCCGCATCGAGCAATTCTTTCATCTCCGCAACCTGAGCTTCGAGGGCGGTGTGGGATGCACAGAGAGCTTTGAGGTCTTGAGCGTTTATGCCGATTTCGTAATGGTCACAACCGCCGTAGCTATAAATCTGACCGTCACTAGCTTCGTAGTTGTATAAGTCACTATCCGGCAATGCCTCAATATCCGATTTGATTTCAGCTAGATCCATCTTTGCTCCCTCCTTCTAGCGCCTGTCGAGCAGTATTTCTCAGCCGATGTTCGTTGTCTTGATCGTAATCAGGCATATCTCGAATGTGTTCCAGCGACGCTTTGTACGCGTCGCGCTCGGCTGTGAGACGGGAGAGCCTGTCACATAATTTGCACACAACACGGCGTTTATGTCCGCAAAATTCATCACCACAATCAATACAGCGATTGGTGTAGCATCCATTTTCATGCGGATAATCTTCCGTCCAATTTTTGCTGTTTATCGGCTGTTCTTTCGTCGTGGTCATTTCTTTGGCTCCTCTGCCGATAGTTTTGCGTTATAGGCAATCAGTAACTTAGCCGCATGAAATTCGGGCGCATACCCTTTGCCTTGAAATGTGTACCCGTGAATCGATGCAAATTGATAAACCGCCATTTCGTCTTTCATGTTGTCGTCAAGGGCAAATACCAATTTGCTCAACGCAAGTTCCAAAGTTTCTATTTGCCGTTTCAGTTCCGCGTTCTCTTCGGAGCGGGCGTTCCAGCCATCATCGAAACCATCTGAATAAAACGCTGCCTTGTATAAATCAGGCGAATAGAACTTTGGATTATCCGAGAATCGTTGTTGGATGGCTTCATGTCTGGCTCGTTCTCTTGCGTCTTGTTCAGGCATCTTGCTCCTCCTTGGGTTGGTAGGGTTGGGGCAACGGCATGTAGGCAATAATGTTGTTGTAGTAGCGCCAACCCCTGTGACCATCGTAAAAATCAAATCCAGTAAGGATTTCATCCTCTATGCCGGGGAAGCTAACAATCCACGGCCCGGTATGTTTCGGTAAATCTTCCACGCTGTTTACCAGCGTCCATTCTGCCTCGACAGCGGCCTTGACCTCCTCATCAGCCGCGAACATGGCCATCCAGCTAATAACGCGGTTCAGAAGGAGGGGGTACTGATTCGCAAAAACACTGCCAGCGATAAACTCCCTCACACGGGCTAGGCGATCGGTGTCGGTCGTCATTTTCCTACCTCCAAAATCAGCATTGCCACGAACAGCAACAGCAATAAGATCGCTCCTGCGAACACATACTTTACGAATACCTCAGTTAAATCTCGGTTGTTTGCCATCTATTTCCACCTCTCAAAATAACTTTTTGCGTCAGGATGAAGACCAGAGCCTTTGCAAGTCCGACATGTAGTATCCTTCCATCGTTCGCCGGATTCACGAGTCGCCTCTATGCCGTCTCCGCCACATCTCGGACACTTCATCTTCGCCAACACAGCCTCTGCGTCATCGAGTCGAGAGCGGAGATTGGTAACACACTCTCTTGAAGAATGTCCCGCCGTGCTACCTGCGGTTCCTCCGCAAATACTGCATCGAGTTATTAGCTGTCCACCGATTCCCATTATTTCCCCTCCATCGCCAATTTGTGAGCCTTTTCGCACGCCCTTGCTCGCTGTAAGGCGGTTGCTGTGGCGAGGGCGCATAGCACGTCCGTATCAGTCATTTCGCCGTCACGTTCGTTAGTTACGTTTGATTGGCCAATCTCACAAAGAGCCATAACGTACTCACTGCCCACCTTTTCGATCACAACCTTTTCTACGCCCGCCACAAGGTCAAGGGAGGAACAGTAATCAGGACGCGCTTCGATAAAACGTTCTCTCCACGATTGCGTCTCCCCACACTTCAAGCACGGATGAGGGGCATCAACGACTTCCCATTCGTGCCAGCAAAGGCCCATGATCTCGGTAGCGATGTATTTATTTAGTTCTTCGTTCATGTGTTCAGTGGGGGTTAGCCCTTCTTTTTCGTTGCCAGTTACCATTCGGTAAACGTTCATAATCAGGTGATTCGACAAGTGCCTTTTCAATTTCAGATTCGAGCCATTCTTGAAAACCTTCGGTGTCAGCGTTGCACCAATGGCAGATGTGATAAGTAATATCGGCTCCGCTTGGATGAGAAGATGGAAGACCCCATAAACCAACGTCTTGATTGCTTCCACATTTTTCGCAAATTGTTTCGTCCATCCTCTCCTCCCTCAACTCTCAAACATTTTCCGCGATCAAAAGGGCAGCGAGTCATAATTCACTACCTGTTTCTGTGGCCGTCCGTATTCAAATCTTTCCGCCCTAGCACATCTCGCAGCCTCAATTAGCCGTGGCGATTCATTCGGAAATTCATTGAACGTCACCAGCCCATCGTCTATATCCCATTGGCAGAATGTTTCAGTAAAACTCCCGCCGTTCTCATGATCCCAACCGAATTTGATAGCGTCGTTTTCCATTGGCAATCCGTGGCAGATAACCACATCTCTTTCCGTGAAGAACTGGAGCTTTCTGGCCACACGGACCTCGCGTCTATTCGGAAATTTGCCTTTGATCTCAATGAAACATTCCAAACTCGGCATCCAAAAATCAGGGAGATAGCGGTCCCCATCAAGATCGTAGCCTTCGCCTTCATAGACCCACTGCAACTTTAAGCAGTCGAAGAACTTTGCATAGCGAGCCTCAGTGCGACTGCGAAAGAACACGCCTTCATAGTGGGTCTGGATTACCTTCATCTTGCAAATAACTCCTGTGAGACGGTTTCCCAGCCGTAGAGCGTCCGGTGGCCGTTATCGCTCGCCTGGGAGATGCGATTCGACGGCAAGTCGATTTTGATCGGCGTTGTCCCCAGTATTCCGCTCTCCCGACATTTGCACAGGCCGATAGCCCCGTCGATGCCTTCCCATTGGCCGGTTCGAAGGGCGGCCGGATTACGGTCCATCTGGAAAATAAGATCCGCCCAATTCGTGATCTTCTTCGAGCCCTCAATATCGTCCTTCGTCGAGAACTGCAGCTTGTCGACCTCTTTTTCTTTCTGGAATTTCTTCTTGTTGTGGACGATGAGGATCACGACGACGCCCCAAGTTTCCGCGAACATCTTGCAGCTCTGAGCGAAGTCGCCTTGGGTCTGGTAGTAGCTTTCGCCTTCGCCACCCGTGAAGGCCATTAGGTTGTCGATGACGACGATCCCGACGCCATATCTGCGAATTGCGAGCTCGGCAACTTCGAAATACTGCTCTTTCGTCGGGCTGAAATTCGTGTACTGGAACAGATAATCCCGATACCATTCCTTGATCCGAGTCTTGTTCTCGTCATAAGGAAAATATCGATTGAAACCGGTCGAGTGGTCAGTAACAGTCTTGAGATATTGCGGCCCCGCGGCTATGCGCTCGAACCAATAGCGGATCTTGCCCGGACGTTGTTCGCCGGACCAGAACATGACCGCTACTCGAAGGTCGATCGCCTTGGCGATGAGATTCAGTGCGACGGTCGTCTTTCCGGTTCCGTTGTCTCCACCGATGAGAACAAGCTGGCCCTTACTGAAGCCGCCGGTGTTCCGGTCGATCTCTGAGTATCCAGTCGGCTGTCCGTGCTCAACAGCGACGTCTTCATAGTCGGCGAGCTTCACCAGGCCTTCTTCCGGAAACCATTCAGCGTTTTCGACGGCTACGCGACAGACGTCAGAACCGTGAGAGATTAGTAATGCGTTCGCATCCTTGGCACCGTGGCGATCGGCGAACTGAACTATCTTGCAACGATGTTTCCCAAGTCTTTGAACTAGATTTGCGAGCTTTTCGCTGGCCCTGAGACGCGCCTTTTCGTCCGGGTATTCATCGATGTCGTTGAAAATAATTATCTGGTTAAATTGCTCGAGGAAATCCCATTGAAACTTAATGAAATCATGGCCTCCATCGCCAAGCGGAAGTGATGTTGCGTTCGGAATACCTGTCTCATAGATCGACATCGCGTCGTAATCACCGAAGCATAGAACAAGCGGCCCCTCGGCTGGATGGCATAGATGGGACCCAAGCAAAACGCCCTTGCCTTTGGGTTCTGAGTACGTCTTGAGGCTCTTGTCGTAGAGCTTAAGCATTCCGCCCTCCGCGTGTCTGAACTTCACCATTTGCCGGATGCCTTTCTCGTCGAAGAACGGAATTGCGATCTTTCCGTCTTTCGTGCATCCGACTTCGAAGGCCGCCAACGTTTTGAGGGAAAGTTTTCTCTTTTCCGTCAGGTACGTCTCGGCTGTGGGCGATAGCGGGCCTATCTCCGTTTTCGGCGACACGTAGGTCTTTACGACCTCGGCTACTTGCTGAACATGGTTGGTTGTCATCGCCCGTAAACATATCCCTTCTTGCGTTCTTTCTTCCGCGGCTTAAACCGCTCGATCCGCTCGCCCAAGTAATCTTTCGGATCCTTTCCGACTGCGACCATCAATCCCCAGAATGAGCCGCGCGAGCCGCATTTTGCTCGTGAGCACGAATAGTTGCCGTCGATTACATGAACGATAAAAGTCATCTTGTCTTTGTGATCGCCACCCTGACAGAACGGGCATAGCGTCATCGTGAGCCAGTTGCCGCGGCGTTTGTTCGCCCAGCCAAGGTCCGACAGGAACTCGACCGGTGTGATGTTCCAGTTAACGTCCATATTGCCCAAGGGGGAGTCCGGTTTGCGGGTGTCGATATTCCGCCGGCGCGGTTGCCACACGAGCATTTGGCGGTACTCCGTTCACATACCAATCGGTCACCCAAGAGAAGTTTTCAGGATTGAATCCCTTCAGGTTCCAAGCCACGAAACACTGTTGAAGCTTGATCCTGTCAGGGTTTTCACCGACCACAGCTATCAGGGCTTCCCAGATCTTTTTCCGCGGATACCTTCCAGCGATTTCCCGTATGATTTCTATTCCCGGGGGGCTGTTTGGGATTTTCCTCTCTTTCTTTTCTTCCTTCTCTTCTTCTCTCTTCTCTTCTCTTCTCTTAGCTGCAGCATCACTGAGCGGAGCGTCAGTAGTGCGTGAGCTTGGCGTAACTTGAGCGTCAGTAGAGCGTAAGTCCGGCGTAAGTTCAGCTGAATTCTCTTGAGCATTCTTCGCCCGTTTTTCAGCGGCCGCCCTACCTCCTTTCGATCGCGTCTTATATTTCGCCTCTTGCTCTTTTCGGATCTCCTCAAGTCGCTCGCTGATCATTCGGCCTGGTTGGGTCGGCGACGGAACGAGCATATTGAGAACTGTTTGGGCAACCTCAGTAGGGCAATTCTTGCCGATGACCCGAGCGCAGATCTCAGCATCGGCCGGCAAGCTCCCCTTCTTCCATGCCTTGTCGATCGCACGGCGATAAGCCCCTTCTTCTTCAAGAGTCATCGCATCGACGCGCTCAGACTCAAGAACGGCATCGACATACCAGGGATACCAAGTTGCTGTAAATAATGGAGTACTCATAAATTCTTCCTACGCCGCCTCTTGAACCGCCTTCTCCTTCCTCAACCTATCAACCTCTTCCGCCAGTGCCCGGTTGATCCGATCTCTGCCCTCGCAGCCTTTACACGGCGTCTCTTGTTTTGCCCGGTTGGGTAGCGGGCGTTTGGATTTATTCATATGTCTTCTCGTTCTTGCCCCTACAGGCCCAATAAAATGCTCAAAATATCCTTTTTCAATCTCTGGTTCCGCTTCCATTTCCTATTAGCTACCTTATGTTTGGCTGCGTGTTTCACTCTGTAACTTACCTGCCGTTTTTGTCGTAAAGTGACCTGCAATTTCATCTCCGGCGTTTGGTGGCAAAGAGCGTTGGCCGGATCGCAGAAAAGTAACGGGCACTCTGCGCAGATGAGTTCTATTTGCCTCATACCCCGCACATTCCCTCACATTCGTTACCAAATAGATCGGGTTGATTTTGTTGCCGCGAGAAATCCACCTCATCTAACGGAACTCGTTGAGGATGTACATACGCCGCACCGTCTAACCCGCCATAACCAGGTCGAATTGCCTTATCAAATCTCACCGCCGCATCCCAATCTGCCGGTAGATTATTCTTCAAGTGCAGCCATTCTTTGGGCGATCTGTATGGGCAAAAGATACAACTGCTCCGAGGCGGGGTTGGATAACCGTTTTGCTCCATCCATTGCAAACAATCGCTTCGGGTTAATCCAGCATCAACAAGCGGCCAGCGATTTTGCACATATTTCAGTTCACATAATTTCATCCGGTGAGCCTCGTCACGCGATATACCTAGCCACTGAGTAACGGCAACTTCTTTCGGACCGCGTTGCCCGCTAATCAACCCGAGAGACTCGCGTATAAATCGTTGAATAACACGGGTCTTAAACTCTTTCGAGCATTGCAAGGGCATCATTCCATTTGGTGCTAGCCAGAAAGGTGGTAACGAGTGGCCCGCTCTGTCTAGTCCTTTAATGGCAACACTCAAAGCGAGTTCGCCTAAATTACCGCCTACGCGTTTTACCCTGTGAACCGAGAAGGGGAGCTTGGTTTCAATCCAGTCGAGCCACCTATAGACTTCCGACGATTCCCAGCCTGTATCGGCAAAGATCGCATAGTCAGGCATTGGTGTGATCTCACCATGAGCAGCCATTAAAGCCATCGTTGAGGACTGAACACCCGCGCCTAGACTGATAATGTGTTTCATTTCCGTTTAATCAACTGCCGCATACTCGGCTCTCACCTTTCTATTAACGACGGCCATTCTTCTTCCTTCCGCATCGCCCAATCCTTATTCATGTGGCTCTGCTCTTTCCACCGATCGCGTTCCTCGACGACCTCGTTATACCGCCGACACATCCTCCGAAAGCCCGCGTCCGCTTGTTTGAAGCGGGCCTTCCAATACATGCAGCGGGTCAGGAAGACCGCGAGTAGGAGACAGGCGATGCACCAGGCGATGGGTTGCATTTAGTCCTCGTCTTCGTCCTTCGTTTTCTCGGTCTTCACCTTGACGGAGACATCCTTCTCCATGCGGACCGTGATACCGCCAACCTTGCAGATCAGGTCATTTGAGTTTTCGGGATCGGGATAGAAAAGATGTCGCTTGGTTGCGGCGACGGCATCGAGAGCGGCTTTTGATTCCTTCTTTTTCTTGCCGGCTTCTTTCCAAGCTTCCTTGTCGGCGAACTCGGTAAAGGCAGCGTCTTTGAGCTGAATGTCGACAATCTCTTCGGCGCCCGGAAGATAGGTATTTCCCTTGGCGTCTTCTTTCAGAATTATGTGGCCTTCCTCGAGGATGGTTCCGGGCTCGACCTTGGCGGATTCCCTCGTCGGATGCTGGTCGGTGTTGCGGCCTTTGAAGTCGCTTTCGTCCGTTTCATCGCCCGCGGTCAATTCCTCACCAAAGACTTCCTTCTCTGCGGCCTTGAGAGCTTTCAGCACTCGCGTCTTTAGAGTCGGCAACGTTAGAACTGGGCCGAGCTCCGAGCCGTCTACATTGTTCTTAGCCGTCCAGTGCTGACCGTCGAATTGCGGCGTCCAGCCATTTTGAGAGATGAAGTCATAGCAATCCTTGTCGATCTGCGAGAGGCGATCGTAAGCATCGTCTGGCTCGCTGGTCTTTGGAACTGATTTAAGTGCGGTGGTTTTGGTCATGTTTGGTCTCCTTATTGGTTTTGAAAAAGACCGTCTCTCCGTATCTCGCGAATCTCGATCTCTACGCGAGGGTTTAGCTTGTCGTTAAATCTCCATGCGTGAAGCTCGGCAACTTGGGCGTCGTCCGCATAGGCAAAGGTTTTTAAGGAATCCAGAGTGGCCTTAAACGAGCCGTCAATATCGCCTACTCGTCTCGGGCGATAAATCCTCAAGTTGACCGCGACCTCGCCAGCGAGCGGTCGGATTCCCTGCTGTTTGCAAATTCTCGCCACCTGCTCTTTGAAGACCTTCGATTCCTTCGATGGGATGCGTACCTGCGTTCCTTTTTTAGGACCACCTTTAATCGTAATGGTCGCGTAGAGGTTGTTCGTGTACGGGGGGAACGGCAATGTCAGGATCACCGTCCGGCGTTCGTCTGTGAAGAGGGTGGTGGTCATGACAAGCCCTCTGGGAAAAGAGTGTCGGTTGCTCGCAAATATCCGGATCGCGGATATTCAAGGACACCGGCAGTTTTAAGACCGCTCACGGTATTTTGGAAATAGCTTCCGGCATCGCTTTTATCAATTGCGGCCGCAAGCTCCGATCGAGACATAGCGTTCGGATAGGCGTCTGCCAAGGTATTAAAGATTTGTGTTTCAAATGCCGTGAGATGATCCCGTATGCGGTCATGGTACTCACGAAGAGAGGTCGGAGCCTCGGCTACGGCATACTGCTCACCAAGACTTGTCAGTCCCAGGCATCCCGCCAATGGATAATGCAGGCGGCCGGACGTCTTGAGCGAACTGACGGTGTTTTGAAAATAGCTGCCACGCGGCGATTTCCCGATAATGAAACCGAGTTGTGCTGGGTTAGGAGCCGACACGCCAAGGGCATTCCATTCAGCCACGCCATTGAGAATTTCTTGTTGGAATTTCGAAAGCTCGCCTATGGCTTCGGTGACAACAATCTCGGCCTTTTTCTGAGGCATTGCCTGTTTTGGCTTCTCAATTGAGGGCGAAAAATGTGCAACGGGCTTTACCGGAGCCTTGATCCCAGACAGTAATTTCGTGACCGACGTTTCAATTTGGGTCAACGTCTTTTGCCCGTTCAGAGCCTCGAATCCTTGGGCGATGCGTTCCAGTTTTTCGCTGTAGTCTTTTCGAAATCCGGCGAGCTCGGCGGTTAAAGCCTCAATCTCTTTTACCGGAATGATCGGAACCTCGACGGTCTCAGTTTTCGTGGCAACCTGGGCGACGGCTTGCGGGATTGTTTTCTGCGCGGCTTCCAGTTCTCGGCGGATTTTGGCGAGTTCAAGTTTGAGTTTCTTGGGGTCGTTCTCTTCGGTCCGCTTAACGATCTCGCCCAATTGACGTGCGGAGCCTTCTTCCCAGACAATGCCCTTATTCCACGGAATAGAGCCTTTTTTTGAACAGCTTCCGCACTTCTTGGCGTTTTTACTGATTTGTTTGTTACAACCGTCGGCAGAACAGATTTTCATCTCACCCCTCGTTAACCAGGTTCTTGTATTGGCTTAAGTTGATTCCAAGAGCATAGGCTTGCAGGTAGTCCGCACTCGGATGCTTTCTTGCGATGTCTGGCGGAGATCCTTCAACGAAGATCCGGCCTGTCGGACAAGTCATCTTCAAGAAGTAGATCTCAGGTTCTTCGAGGAATTTATTGAGTTCAGTTTTCTCTATCAGATAGAGTTCGTTGCCTCGTTCGGATTTGTCGATGAGTTCGGCTCCCGCTGAAAGAATCGCTTCGGGGTTATATTTCAGGGCCACAGCTCGAACATCGGCGTTCTCGATCGCCATGATCTCGCGAAAGCTCATGGTCTTTGAGGAAATGTCTTTATGCTGGATCTTGGTTAAGTGAACGCCATCGAGGTAAAACAATTCGAAACCGTCTCTCCATCTGATTGCGGGCCCTTGGTCGTTGCTGAGCCTGTGCTGTTCATCCCTGCAGACCTTTTGAGGCCGGCGGCAGCCGATCGCAACGCCCTGGAATAGAACCGTGTCCCAGACGCCACTATTTACGAATTGCTCATATTTCTTGAAAAGGTCGTGCTTAACGATGCCGAGTTCGGCGAACACTTTGTAGAAGCTCATCCAGCCGGAATCGTAGGCAAGGCCGCACGCGCTAAATGATTGGAATTCCCGAACCTGAGCCCCAACCTGAGCCCGAACCTGAGCCCAAACCTGAGCCCCAACCTGAGCCCGAACCTGATCCCCAACCTGAGCCCCAACCTGAGCCCGAACCTG